AGCTTTACTCTTAGGTTCTTCAGATTCCTCAAGAGCATCTGCCCATTTCTTGGCACTATTCTGTGCTGATTTTACAAATGATTCATCAGCATCGGATGCACCATCGGCTGCTTTATTGGCCATCTCAGCAACCCCTTCTTCAGCATATTCGGCATTGTTACTGACAGATGTACCAAATATCTTAGGAATTTTAGCTGCGCTAACATCAGTTGCATCAAACATCCCCATAAAGGTATCTTCACTTACAATTCCATCAAATGCTCCGGCTATTTCCCCAGGGCCTTCGGACGAAATAACATTAGTAAAGCCTAATATATTAGCTTTACCTTCCTCTTCACCAGACTCTTCAGCAGCATCAAGTACCGAACCGTTATTTAAATAGCGTCCGATTAACGAATTCTGAATATCTTGAGTTCCTTCTTCGTATTTTTCTTTTGCTGCATTAGTACTTTCTTCGGCTGCTTTGGCATTCGTTTCTTTAGTAGCCTCAAGTTCTTTTGTAAGATTGTCCTTTTCTTCTCTTAAATTTCCAAAGAATTCCCCGACCTTAGTAATAAGATTTCCTAAAGTACCAAGCACAGAATCTTTTATCTGTGGTACAAACGCGTCAAGTACCGAACCCAATACCGCAAATGCACCTGCCAATATAAGAACAGCCGCAGCTGCAATAATAAGCGATAAACTTGTTAACGTAATGCTTACCGCAAATAATATAAGTGAAACTGCGGTTAAAGTCATAGCAAGACCAAAGTACATCACACCATCAGCGATATTATAAAATACTTCTTTAAGCCCCTCGGCTACCATTAGTAATACATTAAGACCCTGAGCCAAAGCATCTGTATCAACACCACCTAAAGCAATTATGAGTGGTATTAATGCTGAAAGTGCTAAAGTAACGAGCATCAATCCAGCACCAACAAATAGCGCTGCTGCACCAAGTAATGCAAATGCTGCCGCAACGATCAAAAGACCCGGCCCTGCAATATCTCCAAGCGTTGATAAAACAACACCAACACTAAATATAATACCAATGAGTCCAACCATAGACACTATTAAAGCATCTATCGGAAGATCGGCCAGCATTCTAATTACCACCACAAACATTAACATTCCGGCAGCTACAGCAAGAATTCCTAATGCATCCTTTGCACTAACCATCTTGGTGAACGCATCCATAGCAAGACCAACACCTATAACCACGCCAATCAATCCTAATAGAACGATCCAAAGACGATTAAATCCTTGAATAACATCTAATAAAGGCATTGTTCCAAGCAGATATACAGAATATGCTAAACCTGCTAATGCAACAGCAAGTGCAGCAACAGCAGCCGGACCAGCAGCAGTACCCATTCCACCAAGCGCCGAAACGACCATCATAGCGGCCATCATAGCCATAAATGCCTGCATTACCTCGGTAACTTTATCTAACTTTCCTCCTTCAATAAGAGAAGCCATTAAAATCATAGAATCAGCAAGAACCTTAACAAATAAAGCCATTGAAAGTACCATAGCTGTAGCTGTTAGACTACCAGCACCAAGTTTTGATGCAAGACCAACCATAAATGCAAATAAACTAAAGAACATTATTATTTGAGAAATCGCACTAGTAACGGCGTCAATTTGTTTAGTTTTAAGGTTCTTTACAATATAATTCATCGTTCTTGCTATTAAAGCAAGAGCAACAGCTATACCTATAATTCCAAATGCAGCTTTACCAACTGCAGCACCATGCCAATTTGCCGCAGCAAATACCGCGAACATAATCATTATCTGAGTTATAGCACTGACCCCTCGTTGCATAGCATCCGGGTCCATTTCATTAGCAAACATTCTACAAGCCTCGGCTATTAACTTCATACCGCTACCAATGCCGACCATAGTCCAACCAAGATTGCTAATATTTTTACTAATTGCTCTGTTCGACAAAGCAACTCCAAACGCTCCGAGAATTAATATTAAAGCTGCTATCAATCCGACAGCTTTACCAACATCTTGCCAACTATTAGAAACACCAACGTCAACCATTAACTTAATGGCAAGAGCTAATAACATCAAAGCAGCGGCAACAGAAACAATAGCAATACCAAGTTTAAGAGCTTTATTACCGGTTTCCGAAAGATCTAATTTACTAATAAATTTCAATAAGAACACAATAGCAAGCACACAAGTTCCAAGAATTGCAGTGCCAATTATCAAATGACCAACATCAATAGTACTAAGTATCTTTAAAGCTGCTGCAAATATAACCAAACTCGCGGCTATTGCTAAAATATACGCAATACCGGTTACTGCTTTGGCAATACCTTTAAATGCAGTTAATACATCTTTAAAACCAGCCGCAACTAAACTCATTGCTTTCGGAAGTTCTGCAAATTTATCTAAAATGATCAAGAAGCCCTGAATAGTCTTTTTTGCACTATGCAGAGTTGACATGTAACTAATAGACACACCTAAAAGAATCAAAGAAACAAGTACTTTTTTTACAGATTGTGGATCTAGTGTATCTAAATATTTACTAATACCGGTATGGAATTCATTAAACGCATCACTAAATGGCTTGATTGCCGTTTCAAATTTAGATCCGATTTTATCTAAATTATCAATGAACGTTTTATCGAACAGCGTATCTTTTACGTTTTTTAATTTATCACCGGTATCTTTATTAAACAAAATTCCGACAGCAGCTACGATTTTTTCGAATCCATTCTTGATCATCTGCCCTGCCTTATCGACCAATTCACCGGTCGTCTCTATTCCAGCAAATGATTTCACAAAATCAACAATACTTTGACCAAGCGGTTCGAACATACGCTTTATTGGTTGACCAAGCTTATAAACAAAATCAACAATCTTGAAGTTCTTTCTAAGCCACGGCATAACATAGCCGGCTTCACTAAGACTATTTAGGAAATCCGCGATCGATTTACCAATAGTTCCAAGCCAAGTCTTAATCTTACTCGCAGGACTAGCCGTAAAATTACCAATTTTTTCCTGAAGATTTTCCAGTGAAGTTGTTAATGTATCAACATCAGTATGAAGCCCTACAAAATCCGAGAACTTACTAATTGCGTCCTTGACTTTATCTATTATAGTCCCCCAAATATCATGAGAATCTAAGAATTCTTTTATAGGTTCCCAAAAATCATGGAGCCCCTGTTTTAATTCATCTAAATGAAGCGCAACATCAAAGAAATCTTTAACCGCAGTTGTGATACGTTCAACTTTTTCCGTTGTCTCATCGAGATTGAGATCCCTGGAAAAAGCTTCAAGTTTTTTCGACCATGCAACAATTTTATTACCTGCATTCGCAAAGAAATCAACTATACCAGTGGTAAACTTTCTAAAGCCATTCTGTATTGAATCGACTACTTTATTGAGTTTAAATACATCAGCAATAACGGTTAAAATAGTCGCCCCGAAATTTATAAAATTAGATATTGCAGCTCCAATATGACCAGCAGCATAACCGAGATCGATAATGAATATATTAAAACGATCTATAATTTTTAATAGATTATCTAAAACCGGTTTAAAAACCGGCGATAATGCTGATAAAACCCTGCTAAGTAATTTAACTACTCCTATTGAAGCTTTTATTAATATATTAATCGGAGTAAATGCTGCTTGGGCCGCATTACGAATTTTCCAAAACATCCGTTCTGATGGAATCAACGATTTTGTAAAATTCTTTATATGTTTTGATAGAGAGACAATTTGGTCAAAAGTTACTTTAGGGAGCGCTTTTTTTGCTCCTTTGCCAATAGCACTTATAGTCTTACCAAGAGCTTTAAAAATGTTAACCATGCCTTTTGTTAAATTTGTTATGGTCTTAAGCATCTTAGGGTTCATCATGGCTTGTTTTTCATCGTAAACTTGTTCGCCGCCCTTTTTAAGTTTTTTATAAAACTCAACAGTTCCCTTACCGAGATCTCTCATTTCAAGACCAAGTTTTTTATAATTGTCTCTAGTAACTCGAACTATTTCATTATTCTTGTCTAATTTGACAAATAATTTTTGAAACGACCAACCAAATTCTTGAACTTTTTTAGAAAGAGAACCGGTAAACGGTTTGACATATTCCGGAACTTTTTTAAATACTTTATCAGTTGACCTAGCAGTATTCCAAAACGGTTTAATTACGGCATTTACGGCATCAACTGCTGGTACTAAAGCATTAAATGCATCTCTTAAGAAATTTAACTTAAGAGTAGCTGGCTCAGCACCAATTCTCGCAAAAGCTGCTTTAAGATCTTCCAAAGCACCGGTATACATCTGAATAGATTTCTGAGCATGTGCACCGTATAGAGCATCCATTGCTGCTGCCATCGATCCATACGAAATCATTCTTTTAGAAGCAGCCTCACGAATTGTACCTTCGGTAAATTCACCATATGCTTCTTTGATTTTCGCCATGTCCTCCAGAGTCTTCTGAGTAGATTGATAGCTACCCTTCTCAACCCCCTTATAGAACTTAGCTAAATCAGCAGCAGCGTTAACGCCATAACCAGAAAGCTGATTAAGCTCTTCTGCCATCATAACACCGTTGCCAGCAATCTTTGTATATATTCGACCTACATCAGAAAGCTCATGTCCAGTCATAGCAGCAAGTCCGGCCATACCACGAATAGCTCTTTTTATTTGTTCCGAACTAGTTTTACCAGAAGCAGTTAATTGTCCGATAACTACCGCGGCTTGGTCAAGAGAATACGGTGTTCCTTGTAATTCCGGAAGAATATCATCATAAATTACTCTATGAACCTTTTTAGCATCTCCAAGAATTCCTTCCATTTGGAATTTAGCTTGCTCAAGATTCATTGCTCTTGACATACCACCTTCGGTAATGCTGCTTATAACTTTACCAATACCATTAGTTACAAAATTTGCTGCTTTAGTAGTTAAAGTATCGAATATCTTTGCACCGATGGTTCCACAAGAAGCAAAATATCTCTCAAGATTAGAAAGGGATGTTCCAACATCATTCAAAGTATACTCATAACCAGCAGTTGCCTGGCCTAATTTATGTATACCCTTGCCAACATCATCGAACTTAAGTTTTTCTTTAAACTTATCAAGTGTAGACATGGTGGTAGCGACTGCAGACTCGAATTGTTCATTATCGAACTTCATTTCGAGAACTCTACTCTCAATATTATTCATTCTAGTCTAATCACCTCCATCCAAATGTCTTTCACTATTTGCTCAAATACCGGCCGCATTGCCGGATTTATGTAATCTATTCCATGAACATACCCACCAGAACCAGTTCCGTGTCCATACTGAAGCGCAACTGCCACATTAAACCAGCCTTCTTTTATGTTCGAGTTTGTCCAAGTTATTGTTGCCGAATCTCCTGTAACTTCGATTTCGTAATCCCATGAATTAGCAGTCAAACCAGTATCAATGGGGGTTGCTTCACTTAAAGCCTGAACCCCCAATTTTGCATACTGATCTAAATGTTTAAAAAATACTTGTTTTGACAATTTACTGAGAAAATTCTCAGTCTTATGCCAATCACCTTTTTGTCTAACTTCTATAGCTGGCATAAAATTACCCCATAGAATTCATTTGTGCTCTTCTAGCCTGATTCAACGCCTGATTTTTAGACATTATTGAACGCTTACTCATTTTCTTTGGCGGCTTATTCTTTTCACTACAAACCCTTATCAAAGTCATTAATCGATTAAGATGCCACTTTTCACAAGAAAATGGTATTTGAAGAGCCACCATATAATAATAGATAACTTCTGCAGTAACTATCTCTCTACTTGGCGGCCTATGATCATCACTAAACCACGTCGCTGTCATAGGAGCCTGCATATAATCAGCTATCTCTTTATAGTTTTCCTCAGTTAAAGCCAAATACACTAACGGATCAACATTCTGTGTAATAGTCATACACCGAACATAATCCCTGCTTTCTTCAAGAGTCTTCTCGGTCCTTCTATCAAGGAATGGCTTATTCCATTTTGATTCCCATTTTGCGACCGATAAAAGTGAATGTTCTAACTGAAGCTTTTGTTCTTTCGTTTCATAAAAAGTTTCTGAAATGGGATCAAAAGACTCTGCCGCCGGAACTATAATCGTAAGCATAGATCTTCTCTCCCGTTCTTTTACTCAGATTTCTGAGTTTCGAGCTGTTTTGCAGCCTGCTCTGCAATTTCTTTTGGAATGAGCGAATTGATGAACTTAGCCATTGCCTCATCTCCACCGGAAAGAAGCTCCATCATAAGCTCAGTAAATGCTTCTGTCTGTTCGAATTCATCTTTAAGATAGATCATCTGACCATCGACCATCTTTTTCTTTATAAATGTTCGACCGTCTGCGGATTTCTGTCCATAGCTCATGAGAATGAGATCTTTAAAGAGCTTATAAATCTGCTTATTGTCTTTCTCTTCCATAAGCTTTCTGATGTAATTCTCGAATCCGCCCTTCTCGCTCATTTCCATTTCAAGAAGTTCTGCTTTTGACAGATTGAAATAGCAATCATCTGTCTGTTTTTCGCCGTTATAATCGACATAAGTAATAGACTTCTTCAGCATCGTTTTGCTCCTTTCAAATAATAAAAAACCCCGGGCTTCAAGAGTTTCCGGGGTACGTTTCTAAATATAATTAGTTCTGCGGTGGTGTATATGAACCAGTGCTAAGAATCGAAATTACTTCATCTGGCAGAGGGAGTCTTGCTTCTGTAGAACCCTTACCATAAAGAATCTCTTCAAGAGCTGTAAGATATCCGGCCTTTGTCTGATCATCAAATTTTGTTGAGTCGACAATAAGACAGGACGTATTCTTGTAGTTAGTAACAGC